CCGATGATCAGGTAGCGGGATCCGTCGAAGTCGCTGCCGGTGGACTGCCAGTTCAGGCAGGCGGTGATCGTCCACTCCCCGCCGCGGGCGAGCGTGAAGTCCGTGTTGTTCGTGCCGCTGACCGTCACGCCCGACGAGGAGAACTGCACCGCGCTGGTGAACTCAACCTTCGTCAGGGTGCTGGTGGGGATCAGCTGGTTCGATCCGGTCGCCCGCGTGTACTTCGTGAACGAGCTGGTGTAGTCGCAAGCTCCCGTCCGGTCGATCTGGCTGAGGCCGATCGTGTCGTCACCTGCCGGGACGGAGACGTAGCCCAGCGACGTCTCCCACATCGAGCTGTTCTGTGTCAGCGTCGGAGCGACCGGAGTCACGGCGGGAGTACCGGTGAGGACGTCCAGCTCGATGCGGTCGTTGAGGAAGTCGGCGCGGAGGACGACTCGATCCTTGCGGGGGTTGCCTGACGAGTTCGTCGCGATCGGCAGGATGGTCTCGGTGGTCTTGGTTCCCCAGTGGCCGCGGATCCAGCACTCTCCGGGCGCGACCTTGACCTGCATGCCGGTGGAGTCAGCGAAGAGGACGAAGTCTTGGAGGACTCCCCGCAGCACTCCGCTGCCCCCCTGGTTGAGGGCCATGAACTTGCGCCACGTGTCCTCGGTGACATTGGCACCGGCGCCCGTCGCGAACGGGGCGTACGCCTCCAGTGTGGTCGCCACTCGTCACCTTCTCTCCAAGTTGCGGATGTTGCGTTCGGCTGCGGCGAGCCGGCGGAACATGCGGTTGATGTCGCCCGCGCCGGGCGATCCGATGGTCGGTTTCGTGGTGGCGGGGCCGTCGGGGGTGAGGGAGACGGCGATCTCGCGCACCACTTCCTGAATGACCTCGCCGTCGATGACCGCGGTCACCCGGTCGCCGAGGGTGTAGTGGGTGAGGTACTGCTGACCGGGGACGTCCACTGGCGCGAGGGACAGTCGGGTCTCCCCGACCCCGTCCGCGAGCGCTTCGTCGGCGGCCTGTCCGAGTTCGGTCGCGTCGTTGGTGTCACGGCGGTCCACGAAGGACTCGATGCGGCCCCACACGTTGACCTCGTCAGGGCTCGGCCGCTCCACGACCGTGCGCGCCGTGCCTTCGCCGGATCCGCCGACGGCGACGTAGTTGACGTCCGAGGCGGCCGACTCGTACTCGGCCTCCGACAGCGTCCCCAGCTCCCGGCTGAACCGGACCACGCCGGTCTTGTCGCTGGGCATGTAGGTCAGGAAGTCGATCTGCCCGGAGACGGTGGGCGACGCGGTGACCGTGAAGCCCAGCCCGCCGCCGGCGAGGGCGAGTTCACGGAGCAGGTCCATGAGCACCTGCCACCGGGCACGGCCCGTGACACTCACCCCGGTGCCGGGGTCGGCGGACAACACCATCCCGGGCACTCGTCGCACCGCGAGGGCGGACGGGCCCACGTTGACGTCGACGTACTGGCGCAGGATCGTCGAGCACGTCCCGGTGCGGACGTCGTAGGCCTGGGTCGCGTAGGGCGGGGTGGCGGTCGCCGGTTGCGGGGCGGCCCACCGCCGACGCAGCCACACGTTGTCGTCGTAACCGCCCAGGACGAGCCGGTTCGAGTCGACCTTCAGCGAGCGCTGCCGCAGTCTCATCGGCCCGGAGAACACCGGCGTGACCACGCCGTCGTCGTGCCGGACCACTTCGATGCCGTAGCCCGGGGTGGTGAGCAGTGCCGCCAGCGGCGCCCGGCCGTCCAACTCCAACACCCAGCTGCCCACGTCGTTGAACTTCCGCACCAACTGCAGCCGCACGAAGTCGTCGACCTGCCCGACTCGGCGGAGCGAGGGGTCACGGGCATAGACGGTCCACGTCATGACCACCTCACGGCGACAGATAGTGCGGACGGAACGCCATCGACACCGACGACGCCGCGGTCGCTCCCGACATCTCGATGCGCAGGGAGTTGACGCCCGGCTCCAGCGGCCACAGGAAGGAACTGTTCGACAACTGGGAGAACAGGTTCGTCCCGTCGGCCTTGGTGACGGTCTTGGCTCCCGGGCGGGTGTCGATGACCGCCGACTCGCCAGACCCGAGGGTGGTGGCCAGGTTCAGCACATAGCCGGTGGTGAGGTTGCGGAGGTAGATCGTCGAGCCGGGACCTGTGAGGGTCCACACCGGCCACGCGTCGACGTCGCCGACGTTGTCCGGGGAGGCGTCGGTGAACACCTGGGCGTTGCTCAACCTGATCGGGAAGAACGGGAAGAACGTGGACGGTGTGCCCACCGTGTAGGTGGCCGCGATGTCGGAGATGTCCCGCCAGTACGGGTTGTTGGCGCGGAACACGAGCGGGAACATCTGCATCCACAGACCGCTGGTGTCGTCGATCCGCTCCACGCCTTCAAGGCCGGCGGCGACGCGGCACACGATCTCCCGCTGGTCCCCGATCGGGGACGTCACGCGAATCAGCCCATCGCCACGCTTGGGGTTCATCGACCTGACCAGGGCGCGCTTCGCGGCCCGAAGCGCGCCCTGGTCAGGAGCCTCGATCCACACCGGGAGTGTGAACTCCCGCGTGTCGTGCCGCACCGCCCGCAGACTGGAGCCGTCCCCGCCGGGGATGCCTTCCTCGTCGAACCGTGCGGGCGGCGCGAACCGGCCTGACACGTCCCAGGTGACGAACGTGTCCGGCCCGCCGTTCAGCGTGGTGGACGCACCATCGGGGTCGATCCACGTGACGGTTTCGCTCAACTCATCACATCCCCGACATCAGTTCCAGGCGCGCGAACTGGGCGCGGAGATCGACGGTGGAGTTACTCGCGTTGTAGACCGCGAGGTGGAAGTGCTTCTCCACCGCCCCCCTCGGCAGGGTTGACGCTGGCACGCCCGGCGGGGAGGCGGTTCCGGCGATGCCACCGGCGGCAAACCTGCGGATCAGGTCGTAGCCCATCTCCGAAGCGGTCCGCATCAGGATCTGCTGGGATCGGGACGAGTTGTTGATGGGGATGTACGCCTCGGGATCCACCATGCGATCCCCGATGACCCGCCAAGTGTTCGGCGGAACGATCGAGGCAATCCCACCTCGCATCGGAGTGAGGCCCGTCATCCCGCCTGCGGCCATGGGCAGCAGGTAGTTGCCGTCATGGTTGACAGCCCTCGGACCTATGCCCGCACGGCTGTCCTGGTAGATCAGCGTCACCGTCTTCGTCGCGGGTGCGCTGAGGAACCGGTCCAGCTCCTGCCGGGCCGCCGACGAGTTTGCTGTGATCGTCACGTTGTTCGGCGTACTGGTCACGGTGTAGCCGAGGTCGATCAGCTTCGCCTTGGCCTCGTCCGACAGGGACCGGACAGTGATGGGCTTGTCGGCCGGGATGTTGTCCGCCAACCCCTTCAGGACGACCAACTCGCGCTGAGTGTCGGTCATCCCCGGCGTTTGGATCAGCGTCGACACGTCCCCCGGGATCAACCCGTATCGGTCCGCGAGGATCGCCGCCTGCTCGGAGGTGAGACCGAACTGGGCGGCCATGCCGACGAACGTCTCGCGTGTCGCCTGTGCCGCTGCGGTGGCCTTACCCAGCGCCACAGGCATGGCGTCGCCCTGGCTAATGGCGAGGTCGTAGGTCTTCTGCGCGACCTCCGCCGTGGTGCCGGAGATGTCACGGAGACCGTCGAACAACTTCCGGCCGTTCGCCACCACCGTGTTGATGGAGCCATCCGCATTGAGAAGCGCCGCCCCCCAGCCCTGCGTCTTGTCCACGTTGGTACCGAACGCCTCCCCGAGGCGCGACAGCTGCTCATTCAGGCGAGCATTCGCCGCTTCCAGGCTCACTGCCCCGCCGGACAAGGCATCCAAAGCGTCGCGGAGGGCACGGGCCCGATCGTCGGCGCTCGCCGTCTCGTCGGCGAGCACTCCCATCGACGCGGACAGGGAACGCCCGGAGTCGGTTGCGTCGAGCATGGAGGCCGTGCCGCTGGCCACCGCTTCCTTGAGGCGACGCTGCTTCTCAGCCGTGTCGTCGGTGGTGTCGCGGAGTTCGTTCAGGGCGTCGAGGAGCTTCTGTGCCCGCTCGGCGTCCTCGTTGCCGATCGAGACCCCGAAACCTTCACCCTGGGTCGTCCCGGCCTTGATGATCGCTTCGAGCTTGGCCTTCAGGTCGTCGTAGGCCGACCCCTGCTTCAGTGCCGCGTCGGTGACAGAGTCCATCGAGACGCCGAAGTCCTTGGCCGCCTTCGACGCGTCTTCGAACTCGTCGCCGAGGAAGCGTTGGGCGACAGCCAGGCGGACCTGTTCGCTGATCTGCCCGTTGGACTCTTCGAGCGCCGCCGCGAGACCGTCAACTGCCGAGGCGTGTTGCTTCGCCTTGGCTGCCGCATCGGCCTGCCGTCCTGCCAGAAGGGACAGGCCGACTGCTGCGGCGCCGATGGCAAGGCCCGCCGGTCCACCCAGCGCGCTCACCAGACCGCCGGCGGCCAGCCTGAGCCCGGTGCCGGACGCCGCGGCGATCCCTGCCGCAGTGCCGAATCGTGTAGCGCCTGCCGCCGCGCCTTCGAACGAGGTGCGGAGCGTTGCGAGGGTCGAGGACCGTTCGGAGAGGGTGCCCAACGCCGCTGTCATGACGCCGATGGGTTGCCCTGCCGCAGCGGCACCGGCCCTCACCGCGGCTGTCTGGTCAGTGAAGTCACGGGTAGCCGCGACCGCGCCGACGGTCGAGGTCCGGTACGCGGCCATCGCCGACCCGAGGCGGGTCACTTCCTCGCCGTTGGCCGCAGCGAGCGAGCGCTGGACCCTCATCTCGTCCGAGAACTGGCGGATACCCGAGAACGCCTGCGTATCCCCCAGTGCGGAGCGTGCGATCCGGAACGCCACCAGCGCGGCTACCGCCGTCTGAACCGGTCCGGGCAGCGAGGTGAACCCCTCGACTACGACGCCGAGCAGTTGCCCGACAGGCTGAAGCAGAGCGGACACGCCCTCCAGCACGTCACCGAACAGCCCGACGCCGGCGGCGAGAGTGTTGACCGCGCCACCGCCGTCGGCGGACTGGTCTGCCAGGTCGCCCACGGCTTCGGCCAGCGGCGACGCTGCCTGCTGTGCGTTGTCGAGGACGCCGGTGAAGTTGTCCCACAGGCCGATACCGGTGTTCAGCGCCTCGTTCAGCGGGGCCACCGCGCCCTCGGCAAGCGGCTTGAGGACGTTCTCCGCCGCCCGCACCACGGCCTGGCCGCGCGACTCCAGGGCGGTCGCGAGCCGAGGCCCGTAGATCTCGGCCGCGGCGATGGCCGTCTCGATGCCACGGACAACGACATCGTCGAGTTCGTCGAGCCAGCCGGTGGCAGACCTGACGAGAGCCTCCAGCGGCCCGTCGATCGCCTCGTAGATCTCGATGCCGCTGGTCTCGGCCTGCGACTGGAACCCTTCGAGCGCGCCGCCAAGGCCCTTCATCTTGGCCGCAGCGACGTCAGCCGCACCGCCCGCGCGACCGACGGCGACCGCCATGTCGTCGTAGGCCTTCGCGCCGGTCGAGGCGAGCGCGCTCGCCACCGTCATACCTTCGTTTCCGAAGGCGGTCGCGGCGGCTGCGGTGAACTCGGCCTCGGTCAGCTTTCCCTTGGCGATGGAAAGCTGGTCGGTGATCGCACGGAGGCCGACGAACTTCCCTTCGGCCGTGAAGGCCTGGATGCCCAGTTCCTTCATGGCCGCTGCGGCGGGCTTCGACGGTGCGGCGAGAGACGCGATCATGCCTCGCAGCGCTGTACCGGCCTGCTCGCCCCGGATGCCTTGGGTGGCGATGAGACCGATGGCGGTGGCGACGCCGTCGATGTCGACGCCGACGGCCTTCGCCACCGGGCCGACGTATTTCAGCGCGTTTGCGATGTCGGTGATCTCGCCGCTCGCCGCGTTGGCAGTGTTGGCCAGCACGTCGGAGACGTGTGCGGCATGTTCCGCGGACAGGCCGAACTGGTTCAGTGCGTCGCTCTGGATCTCAGCCGCCTGTGCGGCCTCGATCTGTGCCGCCGCGGCGAGCTGAAGCGTGCCCTTGGCCGCGGTCATGGCCTCATCGAGGTCCAGACCGCCCTTGGCCAGTTCCTTCATGGCCGCTGCGGCGTCGGCGGCGCTGGTGCCGGGCAGGGACAGGTCGGAGCCCAGTTCCTTCGCGAGCTCTCCGACGCGGGCCATCTCGGTTCCGGTCGCCCGGGTCACGGCTTGCAGCTCGTTGAGGTTGGCGGTGTACTCGTTGCCTAGTTCGATGACGTTCTTCAGACCGACCGCGGCGATGGTCGTGCCGCCGACCAGGGCAAGCCCCAGTCCGCGGCCGAGGTTGCCCGCCAAGCTGCTCTGGCCCTTGAGGCCGGCGGTCAGCTTCGATCCGAACCCGGAAAGGTCCGGTGCGACCTCGATCTCGATGCGGCCACCAGCCACGAGGACACCTCCTCGCGGCGCGATGTAACGATGGGTAGATCAGGTACGACTGCCGTGTGTACGAGTCCGAGGAGGAGTCATGGACCGGTTGACCAAGGGCCTGATGGGCGGCTTACTGCTGCTCGCGGGCCTGCTGGTGTTCGTCGTGCCCGCCGTCAACGTGTGGCCCTTCGCCCTCGGCTTCTGGGCCGTCGGGCTCGGCCTGGTGCTGCCCGTGGCGATCCAGGCAAGTGACGGGCTTCGCGGCGACTTGGCCGCGCGTGCGGCAGAGGACGCGGAAGTCCGGAAGGGTTCCGCGTCCTGACCGTCCAGCTGGTTGGTCAGGACGAGTAGGCATTCAGGAACTGGTCGAACTCGGTGGTGCTGACCTGCCGCCGTTCGGCCGGCGGCGTCTTCCACCTCTCCACCTCGGCGAGGTACGCCTGGTGACGCCGTTTCGCTACGTCCTCCGGCCGCAGTGCGACTGGCGGCACGAGCGGATACGGGGGCGGCTTGATCCCACTGCGTGCGTCTTCCGCGCGCCTTTTTTGCAACTCGGGATCGTTGGGGTCCAGGGTGCGGTCGATCCACTCAAGCCCGAGCCAGTAGTGCAGCACCTCGTACAGCGCGGCGGTGTTCTCCTCGTGCGCGCTCCAGTTGACGCCCAGCTGCCGGGCGAGTGCCGAGGTGGGCAGATGGACGAGGCGTTCGACATGGGCGACGAACTCCCCCGCCGGCCACGTCTCCCACGCTTCCCTGAGCGGGCAGTGGTAATGCTGCCTGAAGTCGACGGTGCAGGCGTCCCACCAAGGTCCGAGGACCGCGGTCAGGACGCCTAGGATTCCCCCGACTTGTCCCCGTCTTCGGCGCTCCCGTCGTCGGGGCGCTTGAGCATCCCCGCCGCCTGGTAGATGCGGCGCAAGATCGGAGCGCCGGTCTCTGTCGGCAGGGCGAGTGCCAGCTTCGCGAACGCGGGCCCGTCGGTGTCGCCGACCAGCATGCACAACGCCTTGGTCGACTGGCCGTCGCTGACCATCTGCCAGAAGTCGACCACCTGCTCGGAGGTGAAGTCCCGCTTCAGGGTCCACTCCCTGCCGCCGAGTCGGATCGTCTGGGGCTTGAGAGACCGGGACACCACGAGGGGATCAAGGTCGAGTACGTCGTGGCCGCCTTGCGTCATGTCGTGCTCCTAGAGGAGGGGGTTGCTGGACAGGAACGGGATGAGGGGCTTGCCGCCGCTGTCGGGGACGAGAGGCGTGATCTCCATGTCCCAGCCCGCGATCTCCTGCTCGTTGAGGGTCTCCGAGGGACGGTTGGACAGCTCGGCCTTCTCGGCGTAGTACGCCTTCCAGTCGGTGCCGTCCTGCACGCGGACGATGTAGGCGAACTCCTCCTCGTCGCCCTCGTCCATGCGGTAGCCGCCGTTGGCCGCGGTGATGGATCCGCCGGTGAGCAGGGTGAGCGCGGTGGCCTTGGACATGTCCACCGGGCGCATCCGGATGACCGGCTCTTCCTGGCCCTTGCGGGTCTTGTAGGTGCCCTGCTTGTTGAAGATGGGCAGGCGGGTGACCTCGCGGGGACGGTCGATGACGAAGCCCGCCTGGATGCCGCCGAACGCCTCCCATCCGGTGAGGCTGGCGGCGAAGATGTCGGCCGGGATCGCGGTTCCGGCGGGCGCGCGGAAGGCGTCTCCGTCCTGCCACACGTTGGCCTTGGACGGGTCTGCGTAGGTGCTCAAAGCAACCTCCTACTATGGGCCCGGTCGTCGGGCGCTCGTGGGCTGGCCGCCTTGTAGGAGTCGTGCCGTGGCCGCCGAGAAAGGTCCGGCCCGCCGCGCAAGGCGGCCAGCCCACGGCGGGCCGGAGATCTAGATGTTGTGAATGACGACTTCGATCTGTGCCGCCGCTCTGCTGAGGGGGGTGTCGTCGCCGCGGCTGTCGTCCGGGTCGAGCGCGCCCACCGCGCGCGGGTGGCACGAGAAGTGCATGGTCTGGTAGGCCCGGTTCCGGACCTGTTCCAGAGCGCGTTTCCCGCGGGTTGCGATGCGCCACACGATCGGTTCAGCCTCTTCGCCGCTGAAGCCGCCTGCGGGGCAGAAACCGTCGATCTGCACCCAGGCGCGGTATCCGCCGCCACCGAGAGTGGTTACCGAGTTCACGACCAGCCGTGTGAGCGCGAACGGCTTGGTTACGTCTGACGGTGCCCGAGTGGTGGCGATCCTGCTGGCGCCGCCGCATGCCGAGACGAACTCGGCGTCCTCCAGCAGCGCTTCGCGGATGGCCCCTGGGATCCAGGGGAGATCGGACTCCACCGCTCACCCCCTGGCCTGCCATCCGCTGTAGCGGCCGTAGCGTTGCCCCGCGCGGACGAGCTCCATGTGCGGCGGAGTGTCGACCGTGCCGAACATGATGAAGACCGCCGCCGGGTCATCGTTGATCGCGAACACGCGTTCGCCGTCCGCCCGAACGCTGTAGCTGGACTGCCACAGGCCGGTCTCCACTGCGGCGGACCCGCGGGCACTAGCGACCATCTCGTGCGCGATCGCCACCCGCCTGGGGGTGGAGAGGCGGTAGGCCTCCGCGAGCGCCTGCCGCGTGTAGACGGTGACCCGCGCAGCCATGGCTACACCTGCTCCGCCAACACCGTGATGGTGTTCACCGACGCCAGCCACGTCACGGTGCTGCCGTAGATGCTCACCGGCCAACCTGCCGCGACGCGGGTCTGGGCACCGGTGAAGGTGTAGGTCAGCGGCGTCACGGCCTGGCCGTCCACCGAGTTGGGGAAGTTGAAGGTGACGGTGCCGCCCGCAGTGGAGGTGAACTCCAATCGCAGGGTGCCGCCGTTGGTGGCGCTGTTGCCGTTGACCGCGTCACAGGCGACGGGCGTGCCCTTCACCGCGGCGGTCTTGTGGTCGAGGTTGTTGACGGTCACCGCGGTCGCGGGCATGGCTTCTCCTTCGGAGGGTGACTGCGGCTACGCCTGCATGTCGGAGATGAGCCGCGCTGCCGCGGCCAGGAACTTCGGGTTCCGGTCCGGACGTCTGGCCACCTGACCGGCGACCACGAACTTCCGGCCCGTGTCCTCGTCCTCGACCTCACTGTTGGAGGCGAGCCCGGACCGGGGGCCGGTCAGGATGGTCCAGAACGAGATGACGGTGTTCTGGGTGGCGAGCAGTTCAGCCTGCTGGCTGATGTTCCCCACCGGGCTCTGACTCAGCCGTGCCGGTACCCCGATTTCCACGACGGCCGGACCGGGTCGTTCGTTGCCCGTCACCGGATCCACCGTCGGCGGTCCCGGTGTCCGGATCGTCACCCTGTGCGGGAGGTTCGGGCGCATCGGTCACCTCCGGTTCGGTTTCCGGTGCGGGGTTCGGCGGGTCGAGGTCTTCGGCGCCGTCACGGAGGAGTTGCTCGGCTCGCTGGGAGCCGCGGGCGGTGAAGTGCGTCCGCCCCTCGGCGTCTCGGAGTCGGATGATGTCGCTCATCAGTCGTCGCCCCCTGGGCGGATCGAGAACGGTTTGCCTCCGACCTTGAGGCTGGCCGGGGTGAGCATGTCGATCTGGGCGTCGGTGAGATCGACGCCGGTGGAGGCGGCGTTGGAGATGGTGACCGCGTGTTCCGGGTGGGTCTCGGAGGAGGTGCCGACGCCGACGTTGACGACGTTGATGCACTGCATCGCCAACCAGCACGCCACCGTCTTCGCGAGACCCGCGGTCACGAGGGCGTCGGTGATCCAGGTGTCGAGGCTGGGCAGACGTGCCCGCATGATCTCGGACACGTCCTCCAGCAGCGCCTGACACTGGGCGTCCTCGACGTCGTCGAAGCCGTCGATGCCGAGGCGGGTGGCCACGTCCGTGGTGGTTGCGTACGTGGCCATCGACTCAGCCCTTCGTGATGTGGCCCGCGTCCTCCAGGTGCGCGATCAGCGCATCCTTGGAGTCGAAGGTCTCGGTGACGCCCTTGACCCGGGCGAAGTTCACCCAGGCTTCCTGGCCGGAGCCGGGGCCCTTGCGGGGCGGCTCCTTCACGTCGGTGGACTCCACCGTCGGCGCGTCGGCCGATCCGGTCCACACCTTCTCGTTGCTGATGGCCTTCTCCACGTCGGCGGTCACCTTGGCGTCGGGGAAGCTCGGCCCGTACCAGGTGCCGTCCACGTTCACGTTGGCCGTGAGGTTGCGCGCCATGTCAGCCTCCTCAGTAGACGTCGGCGACGAGGGTGTCGTTCGGGGACGCCAGCACCGGCAGCGCGATCGCGGAGCCGATGGTGAGCACCCGAACCGGGGTCTCCCGCTGGATGAACGCCGCGACCACGAGGCCGGGCAGGTCACCCTGGCCGATGCCGTACTCCGGCATCTGGGATTCGAGGGTCGCGCCGAACACGGTGGCGCCGAGGCCGGTGCCGTTCGCGGGCAGCATGATGACCTTGTCCGCGGCGATGAACCGCTGCAGGGTGCCGTTGCGCCGCGCCTGGCCGTCGTAGACCGTGATGGGCGGCAGGCCGAAGTCGGCCAGTACCTGCTGCAGTTGGGCGCGGGTGACCTGCGGCGGGGTGGACGCCAGCGGGTACACCAGGCCCTGCACCTCGACGTTGCGCAGGAGGTGGTTCATGGCCGTGGTGGACATGATGATCGCCCCGGCGCCCTGACCGTCGGCGACGAGCACGTCCCGCCAGGTCTGCAGGTCGCTGATCGGGGTCGAGGTGGCGTGGTTGGACCACAGCACCGACGGGGCCACGACGTGGGAGCCCGACCGGCCGAAGTCGACGGTGGCCTGCACGCCGCGCTCGTTGAGCGTGACCGTGCCGGACACCAGCGCCTCGGCGCGGGCGAACTCCATCCGGATGTCGATTTCCCGCGCGATCCGGGCACCGTCACGCAGGAACAGGTCCCGGAACTCGGTGTCGTCCGCACGCCGCGCGGTGAGGTTGCTGAACTCGTCCAGCAGGTACTGCCGCGCGATGGGCGGCAGGTCACCGGTGACGCGGGCGATCCCTGCCCGGCGACCGAAGCTCGGCTCGGCGTCGTAGGCACGGAAGTCGGCCGCTTCCAGCAGCAGGTCGCCGCCGCCTCGGGTGAACCGGTAGGACAGGTCGTTGACCCCGTTGTACGGGAACCACTGGCTCAGGATCAACTGGTTCTCGGGCCGGTCCTGCAGGGCCGCGCGGGAGTAGCCGGTGAGCTGCGCGGGGGTGATGTACTCGGTGTAGATGTCCATTTACGTCACCCCTCTCAGTAGAAGATGATCCGGCCGGCGACGTCGGTCTGACCGGCGGCGTCGACAGCGACGGGGAGCTTGGCGAGGACGACCTTGCCGTGGTCGAGCATCGCGCCGACCGGGTCCTGGTCGGCCGTGGCGACCGGCACCGGGGCGAACAGGAACCCGGCGAGGGTGCTCCTGCCGTCCACGGCCGCGTTGTCGTAGGGGCCGTACTTGCCGGTCGCGGTGATCTTCGCCAGTGCGATGCCGGACTTGAAGTAGCCGTCCGGGTAGTGGGTGCCCAGCGTGAACGTCGACTTGTCGAGCGTCACGCTCGCGCACTCTCCGATGCCGTGACGGGACCCCAGCCAGGACTGATCGTCCGTGCCCCAGCTTTCGGTCCTCAGCGTGAGGTCCATGCGGTCTATCCCCTTTCAGGGCTTACGTTTTCGGGTGGAGCTGGCGGTAGAGGTCTTCGCCAGCGGCCACCGAGCCCGTGGTGGGTGCGGTGGCGGGCGTTCCCTGTCCGGGTAGCGGCGCGGAGCCAGCGGCCGTCGCGGCTGCGGTGTTCTTCGCCTGGATGCGGGCCGCCTGGGCCCGCAACGTCTCCTCGTCGGTCGCGGTGAGCAGCACCAGGTCGTCCCCGGTGATCTCGTGCGCCGACGCGATCTCCAGGCGCAGGCGGGTCGCGCGCTCGGTCGCCAAGTCGTTGGCGATCCGCTCGGACTCCGCCCTGAGCCGTTCGACCTCGGACAGGTTGTTGCGCTCGATCTCGTCCAACTTCGACGCCTTGGTCTTCAGGTCGTCGTAGTCGGCGTACCTCGCCTGCACCTTGCGCCGGTCCTCGGCGAGGAAGGCGTTCACCTCGTCCTGCGTGAACGTCTTCGGCGGGGTCGGCACGGGGGGCTGCTGAGCGGGATCGGGCTGGGTCACTGCTTCCTCCGAAAGGGAGTACCGACGGAAGCCCTCGACCGGCACGCCGTCGTCGTCCGGCGTCCCACTGGGGGTGGTCGAGTTGAGGGGTTAGAGCACGTATGCGAAGCGCCTGAGCTGCCTCAGGACTTCTTCGCGGTCCCACCCGAGCTGTTCGGCTCGGAGGAAGATCTCGTCCGGCATGAGCCGGGGTGTGGTGGCATAGCGGTAGCGGCTGCCCGGGCGCTTCTCGGTGCCCTCGTCGGCCAGCAGCTTCCCCGCCGTGCCGCGGACCGTGGTGCCGGTGGACGTGGCGAGGACTTCCTGGCCGTAGGCGCGGGCGACGTAGACGCCGGACTCGGCGTTGACTACCTGGGCCGGGTCGGCGCCGAGGCGGATCGCTTCCGCCGCGGCCTTGCCGAACGCCTTGACCTGCTCGTCGGCGGAGAGGGAGTCGAAGTACTGGTTCGCGTCCACGGTCCAGTCATCCACCGCTTCGGCCGCGGGGATGTGCTTGCAGTCGCACCGCTTGTGTCGCCTGAACGGCACAGTGGACCGGTACTTGCGGCCGGCGAGGATCGCGCACCGGGCGCACGACTTGCCGACCAGCATCCGCACGTACCAGCGCGTCGCGGGCCGGGCCTGCATCCCGGTCTGCACCGAGGACCGCCCGGTGTCGTTCAGGCCGCCCTTGACGATGGACTTGGCGATGAAGTCGAACTGCGTCCGCCAGTCGGCACCCGGCGCCCGGATCGAGTTGGGCGCGTACACCAGCGTCTGCAGCCACGACCCGCCACCGTCGGCCAGGTCCGCGAACGCCGCAGGGTCGACGAGGGCCTCCGCGGACGGATCCTCGCCCTGGACGTCGAGGACGTCGTTGAGGTAGGCGTCGGCCAGGGCCGCGATCAGCACCTGCAGTGTCAGCAGGCGGTCGCCGATGGACTGCACCGAGTCCCGCCACGCCTCCGGGGAGCGGTAGCCGCGCCGGAGTGCCCGGTCGACCAGGGAGAGCCCTTCGATGACGTTCTCCTCGACCAACCCCGCGTACCCCCGGCCGACCTCAGCTACGGAGGACGGGAGCACTGGGCACCTCTACGGGCACGTCGGTTCGGTCAAACTCGCGCAACGACTGCGCGGAGGCCACACCGCGCTGCCGCGCCCGATCCCGCATGGCCTGCTTCGTGGCCTCGGAGTAGCCGATGTCGTTCCAGGCTTGCTCCTGGTCGATGACCGGCCCGCCGACGGCCTTGACCGCGGCGTCCATCTTGCTGGCCATGGTCGGGGTGGCGGCGTTGCGCCACTTCGACTCCAGCCCGGAGATGTCCGCCGGGTCCTTGCCGAGGATGGCCCACTGGAGACGGGCGGCACGTTCCCATGCGCTGCCGTACCAGAGTTGGCGCTTCTCGGCTCGCAGCACGAGACGCTCAAGGGAGAACTGGATGGCCTCCGCGGAGGCGGGGTTGTCGCTGGAGTAGCCCATGTAGAGCGGCGGCAGCCCGTACTTGGAGGCCGCGACCTGGGCGAGGGTCTTCAGGGATTCGTGGAAGTTCCGCAGGTCGGAGGCGGCGAACTGGCCCACCTTGACCTCGGGGACGTCCTCGCCGCGCTGGCCGGGCTTGGCGTGCGGGATGCCCCACACGTCACCCATCGCGACCTTCCACAGCGGGATCTGCTTGCCGTGCTCGTCCACGAAGTCCTTCTCCGTGGCACCCACGACCCACTTCCGACCGACGGCGTGATGCTCGACCGCGGCCATCATGTTCGTCGCGATCTGGTTCGCGCCATCCAGTGTCGGCTTGAGCTGCACGAGGTCGGACACACCGTGCCCGCGGATCGGGTTGGTCAGCATCGGCACGAACGGCACGCTGGGAAGTGAGGGGTCCGCGGCGATGACCTGCGACCAGTCGCCGAGACGCGGCAGTTCGGTGAGATCCCCGTTCGGATCGAACTCGAACACCCGACAGCGACCAGGGGTCCGCTGACTGACGGTGGGGACGTCGGGGATGAACAGCACCGATCGCGTCTCGTTGATCCCGCCGAAGTCCTCGGTCCAGCGCTTCAGGCCCACCAGCGGCTGTCGCGTGCGCGGGTCGTACTCGACGGCGACCTGATCGCAGTACTCGGTGGTAACCATCGGTGACCCGCCGGGACCGTCAGGCCCGACCATCAGGAAGTGCAGGCCGCTCACGGCCGAAGCCCTGTGCGCCTCGTCGCTGGCCACCGCGAGGTCGTTGTCGTTCCAACTCTTGACCAGCTCGGTCACCGGCAGTTCGCCGGACAGGAAGCTCTCCAGCCGAAGCCGCTCGATCACCGCCTCGGTCACGAGGTCGGCCCACGGCAGCAGCAGGGCCGGGAAGCGGTTGTCCTGCTCGGAGATGATCCGGGCGACGTACACCAGATCCTGCTGGAGGTTGATGTACTGCCACCACCGCAGGGCGTCCACGTACTGCTGGTTCGCGCGGGCGGAGAGTCGGGCGTACCAGTCCTTCGGCTTGAGGTCGGACAGCTTCACCCGGACCTCCTCCGTGAGGACACGACGATCCCGCGGCGCGGGGTTTCGACCACTTCGGGCAGCGGGTCGCGCTTCCACGCGTTGACCGCCATCGCCGCGGCGGGCACGGCGTCGATACGGGAACCGCCCTTGTCGCGGTCGGGCTTCACCGGGCGGATCAGGTCCGGGTTCATCTTCGAGTGGACGACATCGACGGACTCGAAGCAGAAGCGGGCGACCGGATTGCCGTGGGTCAGGAACAGCTCGTCCTTCACCAGGCCCATCAGGTCAGTCATACCGGGGCTGATGCGCTGGTAGGTCTGGTTGTAGGCGTCGATCTCCCACACCCCCGTGCGCTTCTCGACCTCTTGCAGAACCGGAGCCATGGACCACTGGTCGGCGTCGGCGGCACGGATGTCGAAGTCGGCGGCGTCCCGCTCGATACGGTCGTAGACCCGGTCGTAGTCGACGACGTTGCCCTCGGTGACCTCGATCCAGCCCTGCTTGGCCCAGCGGGAGAACTTGCCCTCGTTGTGCCTGTCCAGAGCGGGCAGTGCGGACTCCGGCAGCCAGAACCGCCACAGGGCGTGCACTCGCTGCCCTTCGGGCACCAGCAGACACCATGCGGTCAGGTCGAACTTCGCCGACAGGTCCAGCCCCGCCCACGCGACCCTGCCGGTGAGGCTGTCGCGGTGGTAGTCGGGGTTGAGCCACAGATCCCCGGCCGAGTCGTCGTAGAGGTGCATCGGCATCCACCGGTGCGCCTGGGCGACACGCTGGTTGCCCTGGAACTGCTTGAACCCGTTCTCCTTCGAAGGCTCGTTGCGGGCCTCCAGCGCCTGCCTGCGCATCGCGTCACGCGACTTGAACTGGTCCAGGGCCGGGTTCGACCACTTCCAGTTCGCCTCGTCGAAGACGTCCGTGGAGACCGGCAGGTGCGGATGGTCGGCGAAGGTGCGCCGGATGCCCTCCAGCTGCTCGTCGGTTGACGGGATCTTCCGGACGAAGCTGAACGCGTGTGGCGCGCGAGTCGGATCCTCCTGGACCCGCTCGGCCTCGTCGATCAAATCGGCCCCGAACGACGCGGGGTCGTTGGTCTCGGTCGTTGTCGCCAGCATCAACTCTTGCAGGCGCGTGCCCGCGGCTGTCGTCATGGCTTCCCACAGCGACCCGTCAGGCTGCGACAACACCTCGTCCAGGTTGAACCCGTGCGGGTTGTGCCCGAGCTCGCCTTCGGCGTCCGCGGTCAGGATCTCGTAGTGCGACCCGGTCTTCTCGTCCACCAGCCGGCGGGCGTTCTTGATGTGCTTGAGCCGCTTCGACAGCACCGGCGACAGCTGCACCATGCGCAGCGCGGGCTCGAACACCTTCCCGGCCTGCTTCGTGTCCTTCGCCGCGCAATACACCTCGGAGGAGTCCTCATCGTCACCGACCAGCAGGTACAGCTGGATGCCGGCGGCGAGCTCGGACTTACCGTTCTTGCGGGCCACCACGATGTAGGCGATCCGGTAGCGACGGGCATAGCAGTTCCACTCGTGCGACCACTGCACCTCCCCGAAGAGAGGCCGGACGATCTCGTACTCCTGCCAGTCCAGCAGGACGAACGCGGTCCGCTTCAGCGGCCCCTTGATGTGGACCAGCAACTCCCGGAAGAACGCCACGACCCTGTCGGCCCGCGGCTCGCAGTAGTGGGCGCCCCACTTCTCGCAGGTCTTGCCGCGGAAGCGGTACAGGCACACGTCACCCGAGTCGTCGTCCGGACGCCAGCGATCGTCGAGGTCAACCGGAGAGGAGGTCGGCTCCTGGTTCACGAGACGCCTCCCCGATGCTCAGCGACGCCCGGTCACTCGGCGTCAGGCCGAACCGGGCTGCGTACCGCTGCACCTGGGCGTCCGCTTCGTTCAGCACGAGGGTCCACGGGTTCTTGCCGAGCCGGTTCCCGGTCTGCTCGCCGTTCTTGTTGAAGACGGGCATCTCGATCACTTCGCCCTCACGGTCCAAGGCCTGGGCGGCGTTGCGTCGGCGGACCACCGCGTCACACCAGCAGGCGAACGCCTCGGTGTCCCACACGGTCAGCACGCCCTTGACCCGCAGATCGTCGGCCAGCCGATCCCACACCTCGCGGGCATCGGAGGTCAGCCAGCCCGGAGGTTCGACCGACAGCTCCGCGGGCTGCGGCTCGCGGGTGTTGATCCGATCCTTGCGGTCGCCGTGCAGGACGGACAGCTTGGTCGGCTTCTTGGGCCGCCCGGTCGTGGCCATGGTGACCTCCCGGTTACGGCGGGTCGAAAGTTTCGTCGGCGGGGGATTTCGCCTGGCCCGGGGCGCCGGAGCGTTCGGGGTGGGGGGAGGGGACACCCGGTGGGGTCTCGATCGATCGACGTTGATCACTCGATGATCGGACCGGGGGTTACTCGGGACCGACCCGTAGCACCGTCACCCCTGGTGTGCCTGCGGCGGTGAGCAGCTGTGGCCAGTCGCAGGTGATGGTCGGGCACCACCATGCCGTGTCGCTGACCCGTTCGAAGACCAGGCCCATGAACTCGTGGCCGTTGACCTTGACCCGTGATGCGATAGGTGGTTGAGCGGGGATGCCGATGGTGTCGCCCACCTGCACCGCGTGCGCATTGTGCCGCTCGCTCACTCGCCCTGCTCCCTGCCGTCGAGGCTGTGACGGTGGCGCACGAAGTCCGCCACGTCGGCCTCCTGCCTGCTACGACCAGTCGGAGGGAACGTAGTCGGGCACGTCGCCGGCCTGATCGGCGTGTCGGTGCCAGACGCGATCGTTGGCCTGGTGCAGGCGTTGCCATAGTTGCTTGCGGCCTGCGTCATCCGTCTCAGCCCAGATGCCCCACATCGCGTCTACGGCGTGCACCAAAGCGATCACTTCAGGGGGGAGATCGCGGAGTTCGAGCGGCTCGTGTTCGAGGTTGCCGGTCGGCTTCTCGCTCATGAGATCTCCTCGTGGTGTTCGCGTCCGTCGAGGCTGTGATGGGTGATGAGCCAGCCGCTACCCTGCTCACCTGTCACGTACTCCACGGCAGGACCGCACACGCAGTCGTCCGACTCGACGTGGTCGACCTGGTCGTCGATCGGCAGGACGTGGGCGCCGTCGTCGGTCTGCTGTGCCAGCCACCTACTCATCGGTCGGCACGTCGAGCTTCGACGCCTCACCGTCGTTGACGATGCGGACCTTGCCGTTCGGGTCGTGCACGTGGCCCTCGAACAGCAGGGGAACCCACACTCGGTTGAACGGCTTGCCGGTACCGGAGTCGAGGCGTTCCACCACGGGGCCGACTGCATCGATCGGCAGGTCGGACAGGTCGTGGTCTCCGATGCGGACGACCGGTCGGGCGCCGGGTTCGTCGGGGAAGGTCACGCTGAAGTCTTGGGGGATCTGCATGGTGGCGGCTCCATGAGGTGGGGGTCAGTCCGAGACCGAGGTGACGAAGGTGGGATGCCGCTCGGGGTTGAGCAGCACGTGGCGGGTGAAGCGGTCCTTGAAGTCCTGCTCGTCCACCACGACACGTGGTGCCCCGGCCGGGTCGGCCTCGATGTCCACGCGGTAGAGGAACGGGTGGCCGCAGTCGAGGCAGGGGACGGACAGCATCAGCGACCGCCCTTCGGGTTGGTCCCGGCCAGCCACCTGGTCAGCAGCTTGCGCAGTGCCTTGGCCTTGCGGCGTGGGACGCGGGCACCGCCCTTGTATCCGACGTAGACGTAGAGGCCGTCGGCGGAGAACTCGAAGAGGATGTCGCCGGGCTTGGTCTTGATGCGGACGGTGTCGCTCATGACGGGCAGTCCCACTTGCCGCAGCGCACGCATTCACCCTTGCAGGCGGGCATGGCGAGGACTTCCGCCAGCGGAGTGCCGAGGCTGATCAAGTGGCCGTGGTACGACGGACGGACCCATTCGTGACCGAGCCTCAGGCAGCGGAGCCAGTTGATCAGGCTGGTCATGGTGTGACTCCTCGGCGGAAGGGTCAGTCGGTTCGTGCACCACGGCGCGAGTTGCATGACCTGCACATAGCCCGCACCGGCTGCATCGGGTCACCGCCCCGTGCGATGGGCACAGGGTCGTCGGCGGTCAGCTCGGACGGGAACACCTCGTGCGGCTCGCGGTCGTAGCCGGGGCACCGGCCCATGCCGTCGTGCTCGTCGACGTGGGCCTTGATCGCTGCGGCTCGATGCTTGCGAACCTCGGCGGTGCGTACCCGGTTGGTAGGCGAGAACCGGCGGCGTGCGCTGTCGTGACGGGACTGGCAACGCTCGGCGCAGTAGCCGGACCGGGTGGCCACGTTCGTGCAGCCGGGGGTGGAGCAGCGCTTGGTGGCTCGCTGGGGCATCGCCGCTCCGGTGGGGTGCGAAAAGTTCGCAGGTGGTACTCGATTCAGACCACCATGAGTGGCAGGCGCAGCGCAAGCTCGTCCAGCTTGACGTTCATCCACCGCTCGTAGTGCGCGGCCATCCTGTCGTCGCCCACCTCGCGGTACTCCCGCATCACCTGGCAGGCGTCGGTGATGTCCTGCTCGATGTCGGCCAACGTCCTGATGGTCATGGGGTACCTCCGTCAGTCGACGGGGCCGTGGTTCTTCGCCTGCCAGTAGAACGGGAAGTCCGAGCTGGCGTAGAGCGTGCCCGCGCCCGTGGCCTTGGCCACCACGGCGAAGGTGACGACCCCGCTGTTCAGGTCGCCCTCCGCCACAGTGAAGCCGCGGGGCGCTGCCTGGTTCGGGAACGGGGCGGCCGGACCTGTGGGATACCAGCCGGGGTCGCCCTCGACGGCGGGGCTTGAGGTGCCCGTGGCGAGGTAGCGGACGATGCTCGCGCCCGAGACGACGGCGACGTCGAGGAAGCCGGTCTCCGTGTTGTTGCGCATCCCGTGCGCGCCCAGCTCGACGTAGTCCCCCACCGAGGCGGGGATGGCGAGGAGGAAGCCGGAGAGGATCTGCCACGCCCCTGCCGTGTCGGGGAGGGTGGTGTTGCCGGAGGTGATGTAGGCCTGCCGCACCACCAGGCGGGTGGGGACGTCGTCGAGTACCTCTTGCAGGCCGGTGACGTCGGACATGGGGTGCGTGTGTGGGGTCGGAGTGCGGGCGTCCGACAGGCGGGGGTCGTTGCCCTCCGCCGCGGTGCCCGCGGTGGTGCCGTAGACGACCGTGCCGTCCACTCCCCCGCCTTCGGGGGTGCCGAGGAGGTCGTCGTACTCCCCGCTGTAGGCCACCGCGGCCAGCTCGGGGGTAGCCGGCGGGACGTAGGAGGACTCGGAGGTAACCACCAGGTGACCCGGTTCGGGCTCGAACGGCACCCGAGGGTCCAGGTCGACCTTGTAGTACACCCGGTACGCGCCCGGAGTGAGGGAGCCCAGGTCCGACTCGGGGCCGACCAGGACGCGGGCACGGCGGCGGTTGTTGGCCCACGTCTCACCCGGCACCCACTCGGCCACCAGCAGATCGGAGTCGCCCGCGGGAATGCCCTTGGGCTTCACGGCCATCCACACCGGTTCGCCGCTCGGGTCGGTGGTCGACTTGACGGTGGCGTACACGTAGTCGGTGGAGAGGCGGTACATGCGGACGTCGGCCACCACGACCCCCGATCTAGCGAGCGGTGGTGAACGGTCCAGGCGAGTGGTGAGGGCGTCCGACGCACTGGCGGCAACGGTGGTACTTCCCACCGAGAGCCTGCGCTTGGACGCGCTCGACGAAGTGACCGAAGCGTTTGACCATCATCCGGTCCGCGCGGGCGTGCGACGCGGCACCGATGCCCGACTCGTACTCGCTCCGGTCGGGGTGAGGGGCGTCGAACACGAGCCACACCTTCGACAGCTTCTTGACCTTGCGGGCTCTGCTCATGCTCACCTCCTCGGGTAGGTGGGCCACGACCCCGAGCACTGCCGCCGCTGGTGCTCAAGGGGTCGTGGCCGGTTCCCCGACTGCAAGGTCGGGGAGTCTGTGAAGCGATCAACGGGTGCCGAGCAGCCAGTCGGGCTCGACGCCCACAATCAAGGCCGCTCAGGCCGCCTGCTGCCGCTTCAGCTTCGCGGCTCTCGTGCTCGTATTCCGACAAGCGCGACAGGTGCGACCTCCGCGCTTGCGGAGCACCAAGTTGTCGCCCGCGTAGGGGTGCCCTTGAGGGCAGTGGGTTCGCGCCGCAAGTTGCCGGGCCGCGCCCCAGCGCTGACGCCGCTTGTTGACGGCGGGCGCGACAGGTTCGAGGTGGTCCGGGTTCACGCATGCTCTGTTGAAGCACAGATGGTCGATCTCGCGCCCCTCCGGAATCGGACCGACCAGAAGCTCCCAGCCGACGCGGTGAGCGTGTCCGAGGGCGCCGTTCTTCCCGCCAAGCCCGATGACCCCGTATCCCGCGCTGGACTTCGCACCGGACCACTCCCAGCAGTCCCCGGACGCATCGACCTTCGCCCAAAACCTGGCCGGCAGTGTGGCGTTCCCGGGCGCGCTTGTACCCTTCATGACGTCAACCACCTCTACTGGTTGGCCACGCCCCGGGGGTGTTACCAGCACCCGCCGGGGTCTTTTGTGCCTCTATCCTACCAAATTCGGGGTGTTTCTGCTGGTAGGAAGGTCGCACGGACAGCCCGATTCGAACGGACACCTCTCCGATTTGGAGTCGGAGCGCTCTCCCGGTTGAGCTACGTCCGCGAGGTGCCGGTCCGTGGTTGTGGACCAGGGTGGACCGGCGATTCAGTTGTGAGGATGCACAAAACCCCCGGACCGGAGTCACGGGGGTTGAGGCTGGACAACGGTTTCCCGTCGTGCTCGCGCGTATCGTAGAGACACGAACTTCGAGTAAAGCAGAGATTAGCTCGCCACCCTGCGCTCCGCAAGTCGGGCTGCCGCGAACTCGTAAGGGTCTCCCCACTTCGCCCGAAGGTCGGCAATCAGGTCGAGCAGCTCCACCGACTCGGCGAAGTCCTCCCGGTGTCGGTCGTAGCGCTGGCTGTCGAACTGAGCGTGCCGCTGCTGTTCGAGGTCGTACGTGCCAGGCTCCACGGCCAGCAGGTTCTCTGCGTTGACCACCCGCAGCTCCCCCATGCGCTCGGCCAATCGGCCAGTCGTGCCGATCTTGATGTGGTTGACGCCCAGGCGGACGTAGTAGACGACGTGGACGGCTCGGGCAGCGACGTCCGCTTCGCGTTCGCGGCGCGCGATTTCCCTGCGACGCCTCTCCGCTTCCTGTTCGGTGAACTCGTCCCAGGCGATTTGTTTACGCACTGCGGCGATCTCGCGTCGCCCAACGATTGTGGCGACCTTGGCCCGAAACTCCGGCTTCTCCAGCATGCGGGTGAGGATGCGCTCGGCGCACGCAGTGCAGATGCCCAAGTCGTCCTCGCGGGGGACTCGAACCCCGGGACTTCCGGTGAACGGGTTGGGAGGCACCCGCCGAGGCAGGGTCGCCCCGCAGCGCGTGCCGCCAACCCAGACTGGGCAGAAGCCTGGCCGGGCAGCGGAAGGCACGGCGGTCGGCTCGGCATGCACACCAGCTCCGCACCCGCACCGGTACTCGCCATGGCCTTGACTCCACGCCCGTCGCATTCGGCGCCCGCATGGACACCGGACGTCGACGTCCCCTTCGTCGTTCACGCGGCGACACCCGCCATCGCAACCACCTCTCGTGCCTCCAGGTAGGCACCGAGCACATCCCCGAGCCGGTAGGTCCGTTTCCGGTGCTTGTCGATTGCCTTCGGCTCGAACCTCCGCTTCTGGGCGAGCTTCCTCAGGTCCGACTCGCCAGCCTCGAACCCGAGACGAGTGAGCAGCATCGAGGCCGCGGCCAAGGTGACATCGCGGTCCTCGGCGATACCCAGAAGGAACGCCACCCGCTCCTCTGCCGACCAGCACGACCCGCACACCTTGCACGTCACCTCGTACTGGCCGGGCAGGGCGTAGAGCTCCTGCGGGCAGGCGACGCCGTCGAGCTCGAACCCGCAGACCCCGAGGAACTGGCGGCGGTCCGTCGGGATGTCCACCGCGCGGCGGGCCGTGCGGATCGCGTCCATCAGCTCGCGGAACAGGTCGTCGGCCGCCGGGTGCAGCGCCATCCAGTTCGCGTGGCGCATCAGCCACCGGGACAGGTCGGTCACCGTGTTCGGCACGCGGATGAGCGGCACGGCGTAGTACCAGGTGCGCTCGCGCGGGTGCGGGCCTTCGGCGTGCAGCGCCTGTTCGACACCGCAGGCCGAGCAGTGCGGGACGCGGCCCTGGTTGCTCTCCCAGATGTCGCAGGTCCACGAAGCCAGCAGGGTCCGCAGGGCGTAGCCGGCTTCCATGGCGGTGGGGTTGAGCGGGAGTGGCTTCTCCGCGTCGCCGGTGACGAACCCGGCACCTTCGCCGGTGACCTTGTCCTGTCGCATGACGGTGACGGTCAGCTCGCGGGAGAGGGCGCCGCAGTCACCGAGCTGGCGCAGCAACTCCCCGAGGCAGCCCGTTCCGGACCGCTCCGAGCCGCACAGGAACCGGTCGGTCTGGGCCCCGCACACCACACAGGTGCTGATGGTCTGCACGGTCACGAGATGCCTCCCGGTCCACTGTGGTTGGGCTAAAGGTAAGTGATCGGTGGCGGAAATCAAGTTTGCAGGTCAGCCGTGCTGCCGGTCGCGGAAATAGGCGAGCAGGGTCCACTTCTGCCACGGCTCCAGAGGGCGACCGACCGCTTCCGCGAGTTCGATCACCTTCGCGGTCAACGGCTTCCGCAGTCCCAGTCTCTTCGCTGTGTAGGGACGGATGGGGGTCACCGACGCTCCTCGATGGTGAAGCCGGACGTGATCGTGCCGAACGACTCCCACTCCGTGCCGTTGTAGTGGCGGATCTGCACGCCGGCGGGCATCGAGAAGCGGTGGGTGCGGGTCAGGTCTCGCTGCATCGCCTCGTAGAAGCTCATGACGCGCGGGGAGGGCGTGGGGAGAAGCAGGTTCTCGACCTTGGACACGTGAACGGCGTGCCATGCCTGATGGCACACCTCCGAGCAGAAGTCGTCCGACACGGACCCCGTGAGGTCTTTGCCGCACTGCTGGCAGCCGGTGACGGAGTCGATGGCGGCGATGATGTCCGGCCTACTGGGTGTCATCGTCCCTCCTCGAAGTCGTAGTGCCACGCGTGGTCGACGTCGGACATGAAGTCGCGACGACGATAGGTCAGGGACGAAGGCCCCGGCTTGGTCGGTCCGGCGAAGTCGCGCAACTTGAGCGGACGTGACAGGTCCGGCAGTTGCAGCACGTCCGGCGGTCCCTCGCCCTCGAACGGCACCCACATGGAGTGGCCGTCCTGTGGGCCGCCGTGGAACTTGACGTGGTCGCCGTCGGTCATGCCGAAGCCTCGCTCAACGCAGTCGACAGATCTCGCAGGCCCGCCACGTCGATGTGGCGCTGTGCGTGGACCACCGGGTCGGCCTCGCTCACGAGGAGAACCACGGCGGTGGGCATGACCCACATGCGGAAGTGTCGACCGGAGGGCAACGGGCCGGACGCGCGGAAGATGCGGTCGCTCACTCTTCGCCCTCCTGGTGGTCGGTGAGGCCGTAGCCCTCGGCGGTGTTGCGGAGCGTCGCGCACGGGTAGGGCTCGAACTGGATCACCGTGTACGGGTAGCCGCCTGAACCCTCCTCGTCGTAGCTGCCCGTGTAGCAGCGGGAGCAGAAGCCGCCGTTGTTCCGGTGCAACTCCACTGTCCGCTTGTCGGCGGCACAGCGGCGGAGGACGGAGGAGGGGTCGTTGCGGGCGATGTGGCGGGCCGTCGCTTCACCATCCAGAACGCCCGTCGGGTCGAGCACCTCCGCGTCGCTCTCGATGTCCGAGACTTCCGCGATGGGGCAGTGGTCCTGAGCGCTACGGATACGGAAGGTGCGCGGGTGCGACCCGGCCACGTGGTGGGCGTACCACTCGGGGTCGTCCTGCTTCAGGTTCGCGGCGAGCGCCAGTCGTTCCGTCTCCTCTATGGCTGAGAGAAGGAGAGAGGAGAGGTCATCCACGGGGGGCCTCCACACTGACGACGCCTCGCAGTCGCTCCGCTCGTGCCCACAGTTCGCCGCCGCAGCAGAGACCGTCGGCCAGATCCTCAACCTCGCGGATGACCATCTGCACCGGCGGGCAGGGCCAGTCGTCGTCGCACGAGCCGCAAGCCAGCACCGCAGGGTGGGGTCCGCACGGCGCAGAACCGCACGAGGGGCAGTCGAAGGACTCCCAGACCGGGACGTGGTCGCCGACCGGGCCGATGCGATCCGGCAGGTCCGCGTTGATCGCGTTCAGGTCCAGGCGCTTGAACTCGGGTGCGGACTGGTCGGTCATCGAGTCCTCCAAGGTGGCGGCGTACACGTCGGATTCTAGCAGTTTGCGCAGGTCAGAGCACGTTTACTCGGGTTCACCGAGCACGATCCGGGCGAAGCGCAGGGCCGGCGCGTGACGGCGCACTGCCTGGTCGAACATGAACCCTTCCCCTCCCGGCTCCCAGGCCGCGATGTCGTCACGGGCAGCACGGAGCAACTCCACGAGAGGAGAGGCCACGGGCGGGCCAACGAGCTTCGCCCAGGCGGCACCGGCCTGACTCATGTCCGCGCCACGCACCTCACGCAGCCAGTACTCCGGCGGGCCGAAGTCGGCCGCGCGGCGTTCCAGTTCGGCCGCTGCTCTCTCCAGGAGAGCAGAAGGGGACTCGGTCATGCCTCGCATCTGTCGCACCCGCCTTCCGGGTTGATCTCTCCACGCTCGTCTAGGTGGTCACACTGGCCGCCCCGAGGGTCATCGGGGATGGAGCGGGCCTGCGGCGCTCCCGGGTCGGCCAGCGGGTGACCGTGCTTGGCGTTCCACTCGGAGAGGAGGGCGGCCCCGTCGTCGGTGAGGAACGCCCGCTGGTTGACGTTGAGTCGGTCCAGCACCGTGCAGACGAACGGTCGGATTGCCTCCGCCACGCGCACCTCGGCTCCCCGCACGAACGAGTCGCCACGCAGCAGGTTCCAGTGGAGCCCGATGTAGACCTTCATCCGCCCGGTGGCCACCTCTGCGAGCAGGCGGTGACGTGACGGCGTGTGCTTCAGGGCTGCCACTACTCGCACTCCTTGTCTTCGGTCACCGGCTCGGGGTCGATGACGGTGCACAGCGAGTACACACTGAAGTAGGTCTCGTGGCCGGGGCTCCAGAAGTGGAACGTCCCGGGGTCCACCACCACGCAGTCCCACACCCCGATCCTGGCCTCGTACTTCGTCACGGTCGCGGTGAACCACCTCGCGCCGCTCTCCCACCGCACGGTCTTGCC